TATTGCTAGAGCTATCAAGAAAAATTTTGCAAGACTAGCTAGAGAAAATAATATAAAAAGAGTACAAACAGCTGTAAGAGCTGACTTCAAAATAGGTTTGAAGTTCGCTTCATGGCTTGGTTTAAAAAACGAAGGATTGATGAAACATTATGGTTTTGATGGTTCAGATCACTTCAGATATGCGAGGATTTTTTAATGAGTTGGCAAACAGCAGTAGTAACAGCAATCGGAGCAGCACAATTTCAACAACAAGGTGCTATAGGTAAATACAATCAATCCATCAAAAATCGTGATGCTCAAGTTAAAGAACAGGAAGCTGAGTTATTAGATACTCAATTAAATTTAGAGCTTGAAAGATTTGATAGAGAATTAAAAAGATTAAAAGGAACTCAAGTTGTTAATACTTTAAAATCAGGTGCAGACTTGTCGGGAACATTTAGAAATGTACGATTATCCAATTTATACGAAGCAGAATTAGAAAAAGATATTGCTAGATATAATACTGAAATAGGTAAAAGCAGAAAATTTGAAGAAGCAAACTTTGCTAGAATATCAGGTGAAGTTGCTAGACAATCTGCAAGACTTGCACAAATAGGAACTTTAGCTCAAACAGGAACAAGTTTATTAACAATGAGTAAATATTCATAATGCCAAAGATACCAACATTTACTTCTAAATCTAGAATTACATCTCAAGGACCGAGTGTAACTTCAGATATACAAATTCCATTATCACAAAATATTGGAACAGCTTTACAACCAGTTTCAAACTTTGTTCAAGAAGAATATATAAAGGAAAGAAAGTTAGAAGAAAATAATAAAGTAGATAAACTAATAGCAGATTCATACAAAGATAATGAAAACGGACCACAAGGTTTTTTAACTATCTCAAGTGAGACAGGAAAAACATCAAACCCTACAGATGCTTCTACATTTTACGATCAAAGCGTTGATAAATTATATAACTATATCTCATCAACTAAAGGACAAAATTTATCTCGTTTTGGTAAAGAAATTTTTAAATCTAAATTTTATGGTTCAGCTGCACAACTAAAATCAAATGCTTTGCTGCAATCAAGAAAATTACAATTTAAAGAATCCTCTGATGTAGATAGTGATTTTATTACACAAAAAACTATTGCTCTTTCTCAAAAAGCAAATGGTTCAGGATTAAAAGAAATATATGAAGCAATAGATCAAAGATTAGATTCTAATCCGTTTTACAATGAAAGACCTCAACTTAAAAAAGAAGTTAAATTAAAATATCAACAGTTTGGTTCTGTTGCAACAGCAAACAAATTATTATTAACTCAACCAGCTTTATTAAAAAAACAATTACAAGATGGTGTATACAATGTATTAGAATCAAAAGATATTATAGAACTTTCTCAAAAAGCAGACAAAGCAATTAAAGAACAAAAATTTCAAACATTAACTAATACAATATCTTTGGTTGGTATAGGTGATATTCCTCCAAGTGCTTTGAAAGATATTACAACACAAACTTTAAATGGAAGATTTGCAGGTGATGAAAACCTACAAAATATTTATAATTCATTATCTACTTCTGACAAAAGAGAATTTAGAACATTCGTTGCTAAAAAAGCTAGAGAAAAAAGAAATGAATTATTATTTGAAATTCAAGCACAAGATGCTGCTACAAAATTAGATGAGAATCAACTTTTTAATGAAGTTATGATAGAAGTTAAACCTGAAACTGGTTTTAATCAAAGACAAATAAATGAATTTTTTAAACAAAATTCTGTTGCTTTAGAACAATTTACAAATCTAAATACTAAAATACAAGATAATAATACTAATAAAAAAGTTGCGATGTCTGATGCCGACTTAAATAGAAATATAATAGGTCTTATAGCAACAGATAAAATTAATAGAGTTACAGATAAATTTACTTTACCAGGTGAAACAGAGCCACGTTCTATAATTGAAAGATTTAATGAAGGAACAGATGTTGATGATATTAGATTCTATGCAAATATAATTAAAGATCAAAGCACAAACCCAAGTTTATTTCAAAAACAATTTGCACCATTTTATTCTTTTTTAGAACAAACTAGAAATCTAATTGCATCTGATTCCGTAAGATTAATTGATAGTGTTACATACAACAAAACATTAAATGTTTTTAAAAGAGATATGTATGACAGATACCAAGAAGGTTTAGCAAAAGGATTAAAACCTATTGAATTAATTGATCCCACAAATAAAAATTATATTGGTAAAGATTATTTAAGTTATACAGTTGATAAAAATGAAATTTTTAAAAGCATGATGGAAAATGTAGATAAAGAGGATAATGTTCCTAAAAGGCTTCCTGGTGAATCATTTAAAGATTACAAAAAAAGAAATAATCTATAATGAGTGAGATACAAAAAGACATTCAATTAATGAAAGATGCTGGATTTAATCCAACTGAAATAGAAAATTACAAAAAAGAACAAATTACAATTATGGAGGGAGCAGGTTTTTCCAATGATGAAATACTTGGAGAGTTTGGTGTAAAACCTATAGACACTTCTAGCATGGAAACAATATATGATGAGTACATTGGTTTGAATGAAGAATCTTTAAAAGATGTTTATGCAACAATAAAAGAAGCTGAAGAAAGAGATGATAGATCGCTTTATGAAAAAGCTGTTGGAAAAGGTTTTGATCAAATTGGAGAAAGAATAAAAGCTGGTTGGAATACAGGAGTTGTTGATTTAATTCAAAGTCAATACAATATTCCTAATATAGATGGCACAGATCAAACAGAAAAATATTTTAATTTAGAATTTGAAGATACTGGTTTTTTAGAAAGAAACATTACTAACGCTGCAAGAATTGTTAAAGACTTACCATTATATCTTGGTATTGGATATGCAACAAGACCTTTCAGTATCTTCGGTGCAGGTTTCGGAGTAGGTTCTATTAGAGAAACTTTTTTAACAATGCGAGAAAAAGGACAAGTAGGAACTTTTGGTGAGTTTTGGAATGCTTATAGAAAATATGGTATCAAAGCAGGTTTAAAGGAGGGAGCTCAGTTATCTATGGCTTCAAGGTTTGGTAGATTATCAAACAAATTCATACCATCTACATTATTACAAGTTACAGGTTTTGAGGGAACAGGAGCCGTGATTGAAAGAAAACTTCCAAGTGCAGAACAACTAACAGACTCAGTTATATTATTTGGTAGTTTTGGATTAGCATCAAGAGGAGCTGCAAAAGCAAAAAGTATAATTACTAAAACTCCTTATGATGCTGTTGATCTATCAACACTATATAAATTAGACGAAAATGTAAAACAAGATATGTCTAGTATTAATATAGAAATACCAAGAACGATGGCTAAACTTGTTGAAAAACAAACTGGTCAAAAAATTAAAGTTGATGCAGATTTTACAAAAGGTTTAGAGATGTCTGAAGTTGTTACTAAATTTTTAAACAGAGTAAAATTTGAAAAACCAAAAGACAAAGCAGAAGTAAGAGATTTGTTTACAAGATTGTTTATTGATAGACTTCATCCTTTAAGACGTATCGTTCAAAGAGTTGAAGATGTAAAAAATACAACTGGTAAACTTAATATCTATGAACAATTTAGAGTTCTTGTAGGTATGACTAATCGTGCAGGTTCTATTATCACTAAAGGAATGATTAGAGCTAAAGATTTAGAAGTAATAGGAAAAAGTTTTAATGATATTTTACAACCATTAAAATTAGAAAACTTACAAGGTAAAATTGAAAAAGGTTTTTTAGGAAAAGAAAAAATAGTTGATGGCAAAAAAGCAAACGAAAAAACTTTAAAAAAACAATATGCAGAACTATCTAGTTATTTAATAGCAAGAAGGGTTTTAGAATATAATGAAAGAGGTTTTGAGTCAGGTTTTAAATTAAAAGAAGCAAAAGAAGTTATTAAAGAATTAAAACCAAAGTATGATAAAATTGCAAAAGAGATTGATGTTTATCAAAGACAATTATTAGAATATGCAAGAGACCTTGGATTGATTGATAAAGGAGCTTTTAATGCAATGATTGAAGCTAATAAAAGTTATGTTCCCTTTGCAAGAATTTTAGAAGCAATGGAATCAGGTAAAGAAACAGGTTATACTAAAGTAGTTCAAAATCCATTTAAAAGAGTTAAAGGTGGTGAAGCTGCTTTATTTGATCCTATAGAAACTATATATAGTAATACTTTTAGAATAGTTAAACTTGCAGAAAGAAATAACTCATTAAATAAATTTTTTGATTTTGTAGAAAAAAATAAAAAAGTTTTTCCTGATATAAACAAACTTTCACAAAGAACTGAACTTAAAGTAGAAAGAGCAAAGCTAGAACAAATTTTAGATAATCCTTCAGAAGTTTCTAATTCAGGTATTGTAAATCTCAATGTTTTTACAAAAGAATTTATGAGATCAGATTCAAATACTGTTCAAGTTTTTAGAAAAGGTAAACTTGAAACATGGGAAGTAGGAAGAGATTTAGCACAAGCATTGGCAGAATTTACTCCATCTGAAATGGGTGCTGTTACTAGAGTTTTAGGTTTACCTGCAAGAACACTTAGAGCTGGTGCAACAACATCACCTGACTTTGTATTTTCTAACATAGCAAGAGATACTGTATTAGCACCAATATTTTCTAAATCAGGTTTTGTTCCAGGTTGGAACACCTTAAAAGGTGCTTATCTTATGGCAGCAGCAAAAACAGGTTTAAATAAAAATGCAGAAAGATTATTTAAAGCGTGGGAAAAATCAGGTGGTATGCAATCTACTTTAATTTCTCTCGATAGAAATATTTTTGACAAACCAGTTTATGATCAACTAACAGGAAGAAAAATTAGAAATCAAATAAAGAATCCATTAGAAATTTTAAGAACATTATCAGAGATAGGTGAAAATATAACTCGTCTTGGTGAGTTTCAACTTGCTTATAAAAAAGCTGGAAGAGAAGGATTGAAAGGAAGAGAACGTGCAGAAAGAGCTGGATTTGAAGCAAGAGATGTAACAATAGATTATGCAAAAATGGGTTACTATATGAAGGGACTAAATCAAGTTTCAGCTTTCTATAATGCAAGAGTTCAAGGTTATGTAAAAATTTATGAAGCAGCTAGAGATAGACCTGGAAGAGCTGCAATAGCTATTGCGGCAGGGATTGTATTACCATCAGTATATTTTTGGTATGCAAACAAAGATAGTGAAATTTATAGAAGGCAACCTAAATGGGTAAAAGATAATTATTGGATTGTTGTAATGGATGAAGGAACTGAAGATGCAAGAGTTTATAGAATACCAAAACCTTTTGATCTTGGTACAGTTTTTGGTACAGGCACAGAACGATTTTTAGATTATCTTTTAAGTGATCATCCTGAAACAATTAAAAATACTAGAGAATTTGCTTTAGATTTTATTGCAAATCAAATGAAAAATTTAAATCCTATACCAACTATTTTAGTTCCACCTTTAGAAACATATATGAACAAAAGTTTTTTTACTGGAAATCCTATTGTTCCATATTATATGGATTCAAAATTACTTTCACCTTATCAATACAATCCATACACAACAGAAACTTCAAAATTAATATCAAGAAGTATTATGGCTTTATTTGGTGATGACCCAAACTATACCGCTTCACCTTTAGTAATTGAAAATTGGATAAGAGGTTGGACTGGTGGATTAGGTAACTATATGTTGATGGCTTTAGATAAAGCTCTAGTAGCATCAGGTATGATAAATGATCCTATTAAACCAAAAGATTCTCTAACAAAAATACCAGGGATAAGAGCTTTTAATTTGAGAGACCCTTCCATACAATCTGAATTTATCACGGATTTTTATAAACAATATAGTAAGGTTAAAAAGTTCAGAGGAACACTAGATTTTTTAATAAAAACTGGTAACAAAGAGGAAGCCAAAAGAGTTGCAAAGCAAATTGAAAAAGTCAAAATAAAACAGGTTGTTTTAGAAAGAAATAAACAAGTAATAGATCAGGTTACTGATAGTATACGTAAAATTCACAATAATAGAGACATGAATCCTGATGAGAAACAAGAAGCGATAGATAAGCTAATTTTAAGAACTATACAAATAGCAAAAGAAAGTTTAGAAGGTATGTATGGTATACCTAAAAAGGATGATAAATAATGGTAATACTTTTAATATTGATATTAAACAATAATGGTAATATAGAGAGTTAATATGACAGTATCTTCAACTACAGTAAAAAACTCCTACTCAGGTAATGGTTCTACTACCTCATTTAACTATACTTTTAAGATTTTTGCTGACTCTGATCTTCAGGTTATCATACGTTCTTCAACTGGAACTGAAACAACTAAGACTATAACTACACACTACACAGTAAGTGGTGCTGGAAATACAAATGGTGGATCGGTAACTTTCACCAGTGGTAATATTCCTGCAAATGGCGAAACTGTAGTTCTTAGAAGAAATGTCCCGCAAACCCAGGCTATAGACTATATAGCCAATGATCCTTTCCCTGCGGAGACTCACGAAGAGGGACTGGATCGTGCAACGATGACGACACAACAAGTTCAAGAAGAACTTGACCGATCCATAAAACTATCAAGAACAAACACAATGACATCTACAGAATTTACTGTAGGTGCAACAGATAGAGCTAGTAAAGTTTTAGGGTTTGATGCTAATGGTGAACTAACAGTTACACAAGAACTTGGTACTAACAGAGGTAACTGGTCAAGTGGCACAGATTATTCAGCAAGGGATATTGTTAAAGATACATCAACAAATAATATTTTTTTAGTAAACACAGCACATACTTCATCAGGTTCACAACCTCTAACAACAAATGCAAATTCAGCTAAATATGATTTACTCGTAGATGCAGCCACAGCAACAACTGCTCAAAATGCTGCCGCTGCCAGTGCTACAGCCGCAGCTACATCAGAAACAAATGCAGCTAACTCAGCAACTTCCGCAGCAAACTCTGCAACTTCTGCATCATCTTCTGCAACGACAGCAACGACAAAAGCCAGTGAAGCATCCACTTCTGCAACAAATGCAGAAAATGCTAAGAACGCAGCTGAAGCCGCATTAGATACATTTGATGATAAATTTTTAGGAAGTAAAGCATCTGATCCAACAGTAGATAATGATGGTAACGCACTTACAGATGGTGCTTTATATTTTAATACAACAGATAATGTTATGAAGGTTTATGACCTTGGTAACACACAATGGAAACAATTAACACCTACAACATCACAACAAGCTAACATCGATACAGTTGCAGGTATATCTAGCAACGTAACGACAGTTGCAAATAATGATTCTAATGTTACTGCTGTTGCTGGAAATGCTACAAACATAAACTCTGTTGCATCAAACATTTCAAACGTAAACAGTGTTGGTTCAAATATTGCAAACGTAAATACAACAGCTGCAAACATTACAGGTGTTAATAGTTTTGGTGAAAGATACAGAGTAGAATCATCTGCTCCTACAACAAGTTTAGATGTTGGAGATTTATATTTTGATACGACCCAAAATGAACTTAAAGTTTACAAGTCAAGTGGTTGGAGTGCTGCGGGTTCTACAATAAATGGTACTTCTGCACGATTTACATATACAGCTTCAGCTAGTCAAACTACGTTTACAGGATCAGATAACAATGGAAACACATTAGCTTATGATGCTGGTTTTGTTGATGTTTATCTCAATGGTGTAAAATTAGTTAATGGCACTGATGTTACAGTTACATCAGGAACATCAGTAGTTTTAGCAACAGGTGCTACAGCAAACGATATTATTGACATTGTTGGTTTTGGTACGTTCAACGTAGCCGCTGTAGATGGTTCAGCTATAAATTCAGGAACAGTAGCAGACGCAAGATTACCTACAACAATGGCAGGTAAAACATTAACAGGTGCAACTGTTACAACTGTTTATAATGGATTAGTTGCTGGTGGTGATGGTGGTTCTAATGATGGTCAGATACAATTAAACTGTTCACAAAATTCACATGGTGTAAAAATTAAAGCACCTCCACATAGTGCAGGTCAATCTTACACTTTAACTTTACCA